TTTGGCAAGAGCGATACGGCAGTGGCGTTTGAAACGGTGATGCAGCTCAAGCAGCTTCAAGACGCAGAGAACGAGTTGAAGCAGATGTTGATTTGGTCGGGCAATGACGACGTATGGAATTCCTTGATGCTGGAGCGCAACCGCATGGTGGCTGAACGCAAGAAGGCAGAAGCTGAAGCAGCTCACGCCAAGGCAATTAGGGCATCAGAGATTAATGACATACTGACTTTTGGTCTATGGGCTGCATTGGTAGCTGTAGTGGTTGGCTTAACCGCCTGGTTTACTTGGCAATTTGTTATCAAAATATGACTCCAGAACTGCAAAAATACTATGACGACAGATTTGACCTATTTTCCAAGCCTGGATGGATTGACTTAATGGAGGATGTTGACAACGTGATCAACTCTATTAACAATGTCAGCAATGTTCAGGACGAAAAAGATTTACAATTCAAAAAAGGCGAATTGTCTATTTTGATTTGGTTGAAGAATCTGAAACAAGTAAGCGAAAGAGCCTACGAGGATTTATGAAAAGAATTTATGGATTTGTCTGTGAAAACGGACACAAGATTGACCGATTTGTCAGTTATGAGATGAAAATCGTTCAGTGCGAGTGTGGTGGGACAGCCCACCGCGCTTTGCAAACCCCAGCGTTTCGGCTGGAAGGGTGGTCAGGTTCATTCCCGTCAGCGCACGGTAAGTTTGAAAAAAGCCACCTGGACAAGCTGAAATCGGAGCAAAAAGCCAGCGCATAAGCAATATGCCGCGCTGTGTCCTACAACCTTAAATGGCAGGAAAAAATTATGTTAGTTGATCAAGAGAACGAGACGCTAGGCGAACTGGAAGTTGAAGAAGCCAAAGTCAATGAGATTCCCGAGAAATATCGGTCAAAGTCTCTTGAAGAAGTTGTGCGAATGCACCAAGAAGCCGAAAGGTATATTGGCAAACAAGCGCAAGAAGTTGGTGAAGTCAGAAAACTTGCAGACGAACTGATCAAGCAAAATCTCTCTCCAAAGCAACAACCTGTTGAGGTCGAGCCAGAAGTAGATTTTTTTGAGAATCCGCAGAAAGCAGTCCAAAACACCATTGATCGACATCCTGATGTTGTCAAAGCACGGCAAGCAGCCGTTGACTTCAACAAGATGCAGATGCAGCAAAAACTGACGCAACAGCATCCCGATTTTGTCCAAGTGGCAAATGATCAAGGGTTTGTGGATTGGGTGAAGCAATCACCAGTTCGCTTGGGGCTGTACGCTAAAGCTGATGGTGAATTTGATTACGACAGTGCCAATGAATTGCTAACCACCTACAAGGAATTGAAGGGTGTTAAAGCTAGACAAACTGATGAGTCAAGCCGACAAGTCAGGAGCCAGGCTTTGAAAGCAGCAACTGTTGACACTGGCGGCACAGGCGAAAGCGGCAAAAGAGTTTACCGACGAGCAGACCTCATTCGATTGAAGATGACTGATCCCAATCGGTATGATGCCTTGAGTGATGAAATCATGCAGGCATACGCTGATGGGCGAGTGAAATAACCTTTTTTTTGGAGTTTTATCATGCCATTTCCCACCCCTGCGGTAACCGTCACAACGGCGGCTACCTTTATCCCCGAAATTTGGTCAGACGAAATTGTTGCGGCATACAAGAAGAACCTGGTTCTTGCCAATGCCGTGATGAAGATGAGTTTCAAAGGCAAGAAAGGTGACACCGTTCACGTTCCTGCCCCGACTCGCGGCTCTGCGTCTGCCAAAGCTGCAAGCACTGCCGTTACTCTGATTGCTGCAACTGAAACTGAAGTCACGATCAGTATCAACAAGCACTATGAGTACAGCCGCTTGATTGAAGACATTGTTGAAGCACAGGCACTGAACAGCCTGCGTAACTTCTACACCTCTGATGCGGGTTATGCACTTGCCAAGCAAGTGGATACCGATCTGGTGCAGTTGGGTCGCAGCTTCAACGGCGGTGCTGGCACAAACGTCTATGCAACTGGTTCGTTTATCGGCGGCGATGGCACTACAGCCTATGTTGCTGGCTCGAACAACGAGACTGCACTGACCGATGTGGCTATCCGCCGTACCATTCAGCGCCTGGATGACAACGACACGCCAATGGACAATCGCTTCTTCCTAATCCCTCCATCTAGCCGTAATACGCTGATGGGCCTCTCGCGTTACACCGAGCAGGCGTTTGTGGGCAACGGCAATGCGATCCGCAATGGCGAAATCGGGCAGCTTTACGGCATCCCTGTTTACACCTCCAGCAACTGCGATACCACCAGTGGTTCAGCAGCCGCCCGAGTGTGTCTGATGGGCCACCGTGATGCAATGGTGCTGGTTGAGCAAGTCGCAGTGCGTTCGCAAGTGCAGTACAAGCAAGAGTATCTTGCTACCCTGTACACCGCTGACACGCTGTACGGCGTTGCCAACCTCCGTGCTGCTGCGTCAACTGGTGCTGCACTGTCTGCATCGGCATTTGCGCTGATTGTCCCGGCCTAATGTGATTGCCCCTTGCCTAACGGCTGGGGGCGTCTAAACTCAAAGGAGAATCAAAATGGCTGCTGCTACCGCTGTAGTTTCGCGTCGAGGAACTGATCAATTCCGAGGCTTGTTTTCGGATACTTTTTCTGTTGTCGCTACGCTTGATGCATCGTCTTTGATAGACGCTGCTGGTGAAACTAACACAATTGCTGTTCCTGGCGTCAAGCTGGGCGATGTTGTGCTGGGTTTTTCGATGGGTGTTGATCTGGTTGGACTGAGCGTTGACCCTTATGTGTCAGCCGCTGATACTGTATCAATTCGTTTCCAAAACGAATCTGGTACAACTGTGAACTTGGCAAGCACTACCGTGCGTTGTGTCGTTGCTCGGATGGTGTAAGTTCTGGGGCGGCTAAAAACCGCCCCATCTAAAGGGAAATATGGCTACTTTCCAATGTTTGCAAAGCAAGAACTTTGTGACCTTTACGCAGCCCTACGACATCAAGACAATGATGGCGCACCCTGAGTATCGGCTGGTGGAACAAAAGCCAGCAGAGGCCCAACCAGAGCCTATCAAACGTCAAATGGGCAGACCCCGCAAAAGTCTGAGTCTGGCAACCGAATAACCAAGGAAAAAATCATGATGTACGGTAAACCCAAAACGCCATCAAAAGCACCGCCCAAAAAAGGCGTACCTGTCACCATCATGGTGGCAGTTGGCAAACCTAAGTTGCCTGTTAGGGGTCAGCGCACTGCAACACACATGAAGTCTGGTCGCGGCAAATGAAGACCAAAGCTGAGAAGAAGATTGCCAAAGTCATGACTGAGTATGGCAGTGGTAAATTGCACTCGGGAAGCAAAAAAGGCCCGGTTGTTACTTCTCAAAAACAAGCAATTGCTATTGCATTGTCCGAGGCTAAAAAGGCCAAAAAATGAGAGCATTGTCGGTTGGCGTTAGTCCTACAGCGGCAGTAGATACCACAGTCTATACCTGCCCAAAGGGTTATTACGCCAAATTTACTGTAATGTATATACACAATACAGGTGGGTCTACTAAGCACATTACTGTGCAATGGTTTGATGCAAGTACCAGTACCACCCTTGATATATTGACTAGCTACGACTTTACGTCAAAAGGCTATTTACAGTTTGATGGTAATGCCTATATTGTTTTGGAAGAAGACGACAAACTCAAAATAACTACTCAGTCGGGAAGCACATTCAGTTTTATAGCGACATTTGAAGAAGAAGGGTTGACCCGATGACATTCCTTGAACTGATCAACGATGTGCTGATTCGCTTGCGCGAAACGCAAGTCTCCACCAATGCCGAGACAAGCTACTCCACGCTGATTGGCAAATTTGTCAATGACGCCAAGCGCCAAGTAGAAGATGCTTTTAGCTGGAACGTCTTGTCAACTGACATCACCGTCACCACCGTGGCGGCAACCTATCAATACGCATTGACAGGATCTGGTCAGAAATTTCAAGTGCAAGATGCCATCAACAGCACAGCCAACATTGGGATGACAAACATCAGCTTTGTTGAGATGAATCGTTTTCAAAACTTTGCAATTACTCCAGCCGCCACTATTCCTTCGATGTACGCTTTTGAGGGTGTTGATGGAAGCGGAGACACCAAAGTGACCCTGTACCCCAGGCCTGATGCTGTTTACTCGCTGCGGTTCAGTCTGACGGTTCCACAGGCTACTCTGGCTGCTGATGGAACAGCGGTGCTGGTGCCTGATGTGCTGGTGGCTCAGAACGCCTATGCCAGGGCATTGGCAGAGCGCGGTGAAGATGGCGGCATTAGCAGTAGCGAGGCATACCAGCTGTACCGCACAATGCTTTCAGACTACATTGCACTGGAAGGCACTCGCTACCCAGAGAACCAAGAGTTTGTAGCAATATGAGCGAATCCCTGCAAATTGCCAGCATTTCAGCGCCAGGGTTCTTTGGGCTGAACACGCAGGACTCGCCTTTGGATTTAAACCAAGGGTTTGCCCTAGTGGCAACCAACGCCATCATTGACCAGTATGGGCGTATTGGCTCGCGTCAGGGTTGGTCTAGGGTCAATGCGGCAGTTGGTAGTTTAGGCTCAAATGATGTTGGGGTTATCCATGAGTTGGTGCAGTCCGATGGCACTCTTACAATTCTGTTCAGTGGTAACAACAAACTTTTCAAACTGGACAGTTCAAATGTGGTCACCGAATTGACCTATGGCGGAGGCGGCACGGCCCCAACAATTACAGGCAACAACTGGCACTGCACCAGCCTCAACAGCATTACCTATTTCTTTCAAACCTTACACAATCCTTTAATTTATGATCCATTGGTCAGCACTACAACATTCCGTAGAGTTAGCGAAAAAACTGGCTATGTTGGAACAGTGCCTGATGCTGACATTTGCATCAGTGCCTACGGCAGACTCTGGGCGGCAAATACATCATCTGTTAAAAACACGGTTTACTTTTCAGACCTGATTGCAGGTCATGTTTGGTCAACTGGCACGGCAGGTTCTCTTAATGTTGACCGGGTATGGCCCAACGGCAGCGACGAGATTACTGGGCTGGCGGCTCACAATGGATTTTTGATCATTTATGGCAAACGTCAAATTCTGGTCTACGCCAATGCCACCACTCCAGCAACAATGGTGTTAAGTGATGCTATTGGTGGAATTGGTTGCATTGCCCGTGACAGCATTGCCAACAGCGGAAAAGATGTGCTTTTCTTGTCAAATTCTGGCGTCAGGTCATTGGCAAGAACCATTACCGAAAAATCATCACCGCTTGGTGACTTGTCTAAAAATGTTAGAAACGATTTGATTGACTACGTTAACAGCGAAAATACAACAAATATTAAAGCGGTCTACAACGAAAAGCAAGCGTTTTACCTATTGACAATGCCAATATCCAACGTCACTCTGTGTTTTGACACTAGGACGCAGCTTCAAGACGGTTCATTTAGGGTGACAACTTGGGATTCAATTGAACCAACTGCCCTACTATCAAGACGCAACGGCGATTTATATATCGGGAAAACTGGTTACATTGGGAAGTATGAACTGTATTTAGACGACACTGACCTATATAGATTTCAATATTACACCAACAACGCCGATCTTGGAAACGCAAACGTCACTTCAATTCTCAAAAAAATCAAAGCCGTGCTGATTGGTGGAACAAACCAGTACGTCACCATCAAGTGGGGATTTGACTTCAGCACAAACTATAACTCTGCCAATGTCCTCATCCCGGCGCAAGGCATAAGCGAATATGGCATAGCAGAATATGGTGCAAATGCAACAACCGTAGCAACTTACAACGGCGGTGTTGCTCTCCAAGAACTTTCAATACCTGCGTCAGGTCAGGGTAAAATTGTACAAACAGGTTACGAGGCCAACATCAACGGTTCTGCTCTCTCAATCCAAAAAATTGAGATTCAATTCAAGGATGGAAAAATAGCATGAGCAATTACGTTCAATCAACAAACTTTGCGACTAAAGACGCTCTGACATCTGGAAATCCACTAAAAATTGTCAAAGGTACTGAGATCAATGTTGAATTTACAGCTATCGCTGTAGCGGTGGCAACCAAAGCAGATTTGGCAAGCCCAGCGCTGGTGACACCAGACATTGGTACGCCTTCTGCTGGAGTGCTTACATACGCAACTGGCTTGCCGCTTACCACTGGTGTGACGGGTACGCTACCCAACACAAAAGGTGGAACAGGCCAATCAAGCGCGTTTACCCAATACGGCGTGACTTACGCAAGCACGACCACCGCATTGGCTACAACTGCCGCAGGCACAGCAGGGCACGTTTTAACTGCCAACTCAGGCGCGGCCCCAACTTTTCAAGCTCCGACTGCATTTGCTTATCCTGGCGCAGGCATGGCAGTATCAACAGGTACGGGTTGGACTACAAGCAAAGCAACCCCAACAGGTGTGGTTGTTGGTGATACCGATACCCAAACGCTGTCCAACAAAACTTTGACCGCCCCTGCGCTTGGCACACCGGCATCAGGTAATTTAGCAAACTGCACGTTTCCCACGCTAAACCAAAACACAACGGGCAATGCTGGTACAGTTACAAATGGTGTTTACACAGTAGGCGCTCAAAGCATTGGCGGCATTAAAGATTTTTCCTCTAAAGCTAGGTTTTATGGCACTGGGGTTGGCGATTATTCTGATCGCACTATTTTGGTTGAATCTAGCGCAGGTTCGCCGGGGCTTGGTTTCCACGCCGCTGCTCTTAGTCAAGCAGGTATTTTGTTATTTGATGGTGGGACTGGGCAATACTTCAAACTTAGAAATTATTTAGATTCAGCTTTTCTACCTCTTGCCGCATCCAATATGTTTGGCTATGCCCAAACTGTTGTATCTTATTATCAGGCGGGCGCTCTTGTTTTGACGGGTCGAGCATCAGCAACAACCTACACTAATTCAACAGGTAAGCCAATTGTGGTTTACGCTGTTGGCACAGGAGTAACGGCAAATCTCGTTGCTACTGTTGATGGAAAAGAAATTGCAGTTCAGACTAACCAAAGTTCAACTGGTTTTGTTTCAGTTTCTTTTGTTGTTCCAGATACTGTTACTTACTCAGTTAATTTTCAGGGCGGAATGACTCTCTATGATTGGGTTGAAATAAGATGAAACACTTTAAAACACCTAAAAACGATATTCGGGCTATTGATTCTGATCAAGAGTTCTTGATTGAGTCGGATTGGGTAGAGCTTTCGGATGCTGAGTTGGCGGCTGCACTTGCGCCAACGACTGCTGAAATAAACCAAAGGCGCATCGCAGAATTGAAAAGCAAACTTGCGTCAACAGACTACAAGTTGATGCCCGACTACGACAAGCCCAGTGAGACAATTAAGCAGCAGCGGCAGGGCTGGCGTGAAGAAATTAGGGTGCTAAGTGCATGATTACGCACCATTTCAGCGACAAGTTGTACGCCAAAGAGATGCGTATTCCTGCGAACATGGTCATTTTGAAGCACACTCACAGCTTCAGCCACCTAAGTGTGTTGGCGCAGGGCCAGGTAGCGGTTCTGAGAGGACAGGAGATTGATATTGTGAACGCTCCCGCTTGCATTGAGATTCAGGCAGGGCTGACGCATGGCGTCAAGGCGATTACTGATTGTGTTTGGTTTTGTATCCACGCGACTGACGAAAAAGACCCGTCAAAAGTGGATGATGTTTTGATTGGAGTTTGATCATGCCTATT